AGCATTGTTTGTTAATGGTGTAAGAAAAGTATCGTCAACTAATTCGGAAAATGGTACTTCTAGCGCTATGAATTTAGGTAGGTTTTATCCTGCCACGGATAACTATTATTTTAATGGGTATATTTCTAATGCCAGAATTATTAAAGGCACAGCAGTTTATGATCCAACACAGACAACGCTCACTGTTCCTACCGCGCCATTTACTAATATCACAAACACATCACTGCTAACTAATTTTACCAACGCAGGTATCTTTGATAACGCAATGAAGAATGATCTTGAGACTGTAGGTAACGCTCAGATTAGCACTAGCGTGGTGAAGTACGGCACAGGTTCGATGGCGTTTGATGGTACTGGTGATTATTTGCATATTCGTAACACAGCATTATCTACCGTATTTGGTACAGGGAAATGGCTATCCTGTACAAATATATCAACGAAACTCTACCGTTGAAGTGTATGTTTCATCTTCAGCGGGGTCTGCCGCATATATAGTTTCTGGAGCCACAGGCCCAGCCTCTGGAATAACCATTAATACATGGGCGCATTTTGCTTTTGTTAAAAATGGTTCTACGTATACAGTTTATATAAACGGAATAGCAGGAACCGCTGCAACCAGTGCAACAGCTATACCGTTTCCATCAGCAATAAATGCTGGAATTGGTGATGTCGGAGAATTTGGCGCAATATATCCGTTTACCGGTTACATAGACGATCTTCGCATTACAAACGGTGTAGCAAGATATACAGCAGCCTTTACGCCACCTACAGCAGCGTTTTCGAACCAATAAGGACAGGTCATGTTTATTGCAAAAATTGGGGACACAATTGAGGTCGGTGATTACCGGCAACTGTTTCCTAACACCTCGTTTCCTGCCAGTGGCCCATCATCACAGTTTATGGTTGATAACGGCTGCTTGCCAGTTAATCTATTTAAAGACCATGATCGGATGACGCAAAAGTTATCGCAAGTTGCTCCTTACGTAGAAAACAATGAAGTGTTTACGGTTCAAGTAGAATCGCTAACTGAGGATGAGATTGCATCAGCAACGTCTAGCAAGGCTAGTCAGATGCGGTCAAACCGCAATCGTTTGCTTGCTGATTGTGATTGGACGCAGATTAGCGACGCTACCGTAGACAAGGCTATTTGGGCTACGTATCGTCAAGAATTAAGGGATATTAGCTCGCAAGTAGGTTTTCCCTGGGAAATTACTTGGCCTACGCAACCGGAGTAAGTAATGCTTGGATTTTATCCTTTATCTGCTGCTGCAATATCAACTGATTTATCTGGATTAATAGTATCTGGAGATGCAGTAGTTAATGGAGTTGCTACAATAGTATGCGATGGATCAACAATTTATAACGCGTCTGCTGCAATTAATAGTGTTGCTATAGTTACTGCTGCTGGTAATTATATATATGTTGGTCAAGCTGATATTTTAGGATTAGCGTTAGTTGTTGCTGATGGGGCAAAGGAAATTAATGCAGAAGCTAATATAAATGGATATGCAACTATAGATTGTAGTCCAAATGTTAATTATTCAGGTTTTGCTAATATAGTAGCTGATGCAATAGTTGTAACAATTGGTGCAATTATTGGTGATGAATGGATTGATGAAACTGAGTCTCCTAATACATGGAGTAATATTTCTGCTAATAGTAATACATGGACAAATATACCTGCTGAAAGTAATACATGGCTCAGACAAAATTAGTATTTGGCGAATGGCTACCAGATCAACCTGGCGTTACTGGTGCGCTTACAGAAGCTAAGAACTGCATACCTGTGACTAATGGCTATGAGCCAATGCAGTCAGAGGCAGATTTAAGCGGTAGCGCAGGTCAAACATTGCTGACAGCCTTTGCTGGTAAGTATGCTCAGACATCTACGCTATTTGCTGCTGGCGCTACACAGGTATTTAAATACGATAACTCTACTCGCGCATTAAATGCAATGACCACCACTGGTTATATTGGCATTGAGTATTGGGATGCTGCTCAGTTTGGCGATGTAATGTTGCTGGCTAATGGAGTTAGTAAAATACAAGCAGTTGATCTAAACACCACTAACTATTTTGTAGATGTAGCTGCTGCTGCGCCTACTGCTAAGTACATTACGATAGTACGAGACTTTGTTGTAGCTGCTAATGTTACTGGATATGAAAACAAGGTTTACTGGTCTGACATTAACGACGAGTCTAACTGGACGCCTGGCGCAACAAGTCAATCAGATAGCCAGGTAATCGCTGACGGTGGCGATATTATGGGCTTGGCTGGTGGTGAGTATGGCTTGGTTTTGCTTGAAAAAGCTATCTACCGCATGACTTATATTGGTAGTCCTTTGTTCTTCCAATTTGATGCTATCTCGCGTGGTATTGGCTGCTTATCCAATGGCAGTATCGCTCAATACAATGGATTAACTTACTTTTTATCTAATGACGGATTCTACGCATCTGACGGTCAGACTGTTAAGTCTATTAGTGCTGGTAAGGTAGACAACTGGTTCTTTGATAACGCTGATCCTAATAGCTTTGGCATAATGTCATCTGCTGTTGATCCTGTTAAGCGTCTTGTTGCTTGGTGTTTTACTAACGTATTTGCTAGTCAATTAATCTTGATCTATAGCATTGATACAGGTAAATGGTCTTACGTTGAAACTACTGCATCTGCTGTAGCTATCGCTATTACGCCATCGGTAACGCTTGAAGGATTGGATTTGTACAGTACCAGTATTGATGCGCTGACAGTCTCGCTAGATGCTCGACAATGGGCTGGTGGTGATCCGCTATTTGCAGGTGTGTCAGGCCAGAAGATCATTACCTTTGGTGGTGCTAACAAAACAGCGTCTATCGTCACTGGTGATATTGATATTGGCAGGTCTGTAATTACACTTGCTAGGCCATTGGTAGACGGTGGATCGGCTTCTGTAGCTGTTTCAGCTAGAGCTAACTTATCTGACGCTATTAGCTATACAACGCCTGTAGCGGCTGATACAGAGGGTAGAGCGTCATTACGATCTGCTGGTAGATATATGCGAGTGCAGACTATTCCATCTGGCTCATGGTCTACTTGTGTGGGTGTAGATGTTGATATTACTAAACAAGGTGGCAGATGACACAGTTTAGAACGCTTCCTCCATTTGGTGGAGATCAGCGAGCTGTCGCAGAAGTAGTGCGAGGCATCATGGACGGAAAGACCAATAATACTGGCTCCGTTACGCTAGCCACTGGTGGCGCTACTAGCACGACAATCTACAATGAGCGTATAGGCTACGATAGTGTAATTCTATTAACTCCTACTGCATTGGTATCGTCAACATCTTATGTTCCATATGGTGCATTCCAAGACGATACAGATCAGACTATTGCAAGTACGACAACTGCTTATCCAATGACGTATAACACCACGGATTATGCGTTAGGCGTGTCTGTGGTTAGCGGGTCAAGGGTAACAGTAGCTTATTCTGGCTTATGGAATATTCAATTTAGCTCACAGTTTTCAAATACAGACTCTCAAATTCAGGACGTTAGTATCTGGTTTAGACAGAACGGTGTAAACGTGCCTAAGTCAAATAGCGAATTCAGTATTAGTAACAGACATGGCTCTACAGATGGCGGCTTAATTGCAGCGCTTAATTTTTTTTTACCAATGGCTAAAAATGATTACGTTGAGATTATGTGGCGCGCAAGCAATACAAATGTGTCAATGCAGAATATTCCTGCTCAAACAAGCCCTACAAGGCCAGCAACTCCATCTGTGATTTTTACGATACAACACGTTTCCTCTAATGGATACACAACAAACACATTTGAAGACCCATATATCAGCTCAACGTCACAAGGTAGCGCTGTTATTTCACACGCAGCAAATGTAGTTGCAGGGAGAACCTACGATTATGTTATTGTTGGCTAATGGAAACTAAATATATTACCCCGCAAGAGCTAAGGTCGTGGTGGCCTTCCGTTAGACCAGGACTAGAAAATGTTAAGACAAAAAGCCCTGAAGATTGGATTGTTGAGGATGTGTATGTAGATTGCTATAACGGTAGATCGATGCTTTGGGCGTTGATTGATAACAGTAGAGTTATAGGGTATTGGGTATTGCAGCCTGACGGTAATAAATTGCACGTTTGGGCTGGTTGGTCGTTAGAAAATAGACATGATAACCTTGAAAATGGATTAAAATACATAAAAGAGGTAGCACGTCAAGGTGGCGCAAAATATATAACATTTTCTAGCCATCGAAAAGGCTGGATTAAGAGGGCTAAGAGTCTTGGATTTAG